CAACTCACTTCGTAATGCACCCTCGCCGCCTAGCATTCCTACTTGCTGCGTTTGACACAACAAACCGCCCACTTGTGGTTCCAGCCGCAAGCGGCCCAATGAATGCAGTTTCTTCAGGCTCAGGTTCAGTTGCTTATGGCAACTCTGGCTATCAGATGATGGGCCTACCTATCATCACAGATGCAAACATTGGAACAACTTATGGAACAACCACAAACCAAGATGAAATCTATGTTGTGACTGCTCCTGAGTGCCATCTGTGGGAACAATCAGGTTCACCATTCACCCTTCGCTACGATGCGACAGGTGCAGGAAACCTAACAATCAAGACTGTTGTCTATGGATATGCCGCGTTCACCGCAGGTCGTTATCCACTAGCGAACTCGATTATTTCGGGAACAGGCTTGGCAGCACCAACCTTCTAGTCACTAGAAGAAAACTAAATTGTGTAAGAGCGTTCAAGGCCCCCCGACTTGGGCGCTCTTACACTTCTAAACGATTCGGGGGAATCAATGAAAACAGGTCACAAAGTTTCAATCGGGTCTTGCGACCCTGGAATGGTCAATGGCGGATTCGCCTTCCATCTCATTCAATTAGCATCAGCACGCGCAAATAAACTTGGCCCCTTTGTTCGAATCAAAGGATCAGGCTTACTTTCTAAACAAAGAAATCGCGTTGTCAAGCATTTCTTAGACTCAACTGATTCAGATTGGCTTCTGATGATTGACTCAGATGAGCAGCTTGATGTCTTAACTTTTGACAAGTTGTGCGAAACTGCACACGATAAAGAACGACCTGTTGTTGCAGGTCTAGTTTTCGCAGGCTTCGGCGTGGTAGGCAAGCCTTATCCGAAACCGGTGCCAGCGATATTTCAAGATTCACCTGATGGATTTTTACCGCTTTACAAATACGACAAGAACGCAGTTTTTGAAATCGATGCCGCAGGCACAGGTTGCTTGATGGTTCACAGGAGCGTTCTTGAAGCAATGCGCGAAGCAGCAGACCCAAATCAAGGCAAGGATTGGTGTTGGTTTTGGGATGGCCCTGTTAAGGGCGAATGGATTGGCGAAGACTTGCTCTTCTGCCGCCGAATCAAATCGCTAGGTTTTCCAATCTATGTGAACACCGGAGCGATTTTGCCACACTCCAAGTCTTATTGGCTCAAGGAAGAACACCACGAATTATGGCGAGATTAAAGCGCAAAGAAACGGCACTAGCTCTGCCTAAGTTAGAACGAGCAATTCAAACAACACCAAAGAAGAGGAAATCTAGTGGCAATCACCAACGGCTACGCGACTCTCGCGGAACTAAAGTCATCGCTGACAATAACTGACACAAGCGATGATGCTTTGCTTGAACTTTCAATAACTGCCACAAGCAGAATGATTGATGACTTTACAGGTCGCTTCTTCTATGCAAATGGAACTGTCGGAACACCTGTTGTTAGATATTACACAGCCCTTGATCCTTGGAGCCTTGCAGTAGATGATTTCGTGTCAATATCCCAAATCGCAACCGATGACAACTTCAATCAAACTTGGTCAACTGTTTGGGCGACTTCTGACTTTATGGTTGAGCCTATCAATAACCCTCGGCGCGGTTGGCCTTACACAAGAATCTTGGCAACAGGTCGTTATGTTTGGCCTTACTATCTGCCTCAATCCTGTCGAGTGACAGGCGTTTGGGGTTGGTCTGCGGTTCCTTCAGAAGTTAATCAGGCTTGTTTAATTCAAAGCTCTCGGCTTTTCATTCGTAAGCAGTCGCCATTTGGAATCGCAGGAACTCCTGAACTTGGCACTGTAAGACTTTCATCCCGTCTTGACCCTGATGTCGAGGCTCTACTTCGACCAATTAAAAGAAACAATGGTTTGGCAGTATGAATCCAAGCCAAGTTCGTGATGGTCTTAAAACTAATCTTCAAACTATTTCAGGACTCAGAGTCTATGACTTAATCCCTGACACAGTGACACCGCCTGCCGCAGTTGTAGGCCAACTAGATTTCACATTCGACATCGACAACGCTCGTGGCTTAGACCAAGCGCAAGTCGATGTTCTTGTGATTGTGCAACGCTTTTCAGAACGCTCAGGACAAGACAAGTTGGATGCCTTCCTTGCAGGAAGTGGCACTGGCTCTATCAAGACCGCGCTAGAAAGTGATCGCACTTTGTCGGGAGCAGTGAACACTCTGCGTGTCACAGGAGCCGAAGCAGGCACCTATGACTCACAAGGAGTCACATTTCTCTCATACCGATACAGACTCACGATTTGGGGATAGGAGAACCTAATGGCTTACAAGGTCATCTCAGGCCGCGAGGTCTGTGGAAAAAAACAAGGTGAGATTCTTACCTTGAAAGAGCTAGAAAATGCAGGCGCAAACATTGATGCTCTCATTGCAAGCGGCCACATTCAAGCAAGTCAAGCAAGTCAACCAACCATCAAACCAGCACTATCAGAAGGAGCCAAAAACTAATGGCACGCATCGTTCTTACAAATGCCCTAGTCACAGTCAACGCAGTTGATTTGTCTGATTATGTGGCATCAGTGACACTTAACTCATCCATCGATGTAGTTGAAACAACAGCATTTTCAAGCACCGCAGCTCGCACACGCATCGGCGGTCTTGCAGACAATTCAATCAGTCTTGAATTTCACCAAGACTATGCTTCAGGAGAAGTTGAAGCAACAATTTATCCACTACTCGGAACAGTGACCACTGTCACTGTCAAGCCTGTAAATACCTCAACAAGCGCAAGCAATCCTCTCTATACAGCAAGCGCACTTGTTTCAGAGTGGACACCACTTAACGGAGCAGTTGGAGAACTTGCAACTGCATCTGTCACTTGGCCAGTTAGCGGCGCAATCGTAAAGACAACTGCATAATATGGCACGACTTGTTCTCACTAATGCCTATGTGACTTTCGCATCCACCGACTTGTCGGATCATATTGCGAGCGTGTCACTGAACACCACCTTTGACATCGTTGAAACAACGGCGTTTGGTGACACGGCAAAAAAGAGAGTGGCCGGACTTGCAGATAACTCTGTAAGTTTCGAGTTCCACCAGGACTACGCTTCAGGCTCGGTTGAATCAACGATTTATCCGTTGCTTGGAACCGCAGTCGCTTGTGAGGTCAGACCTGTCAACACAACAGTTAGCGCAACAAATCCAAAATACAACTTCTCAGTTCTAATCTCTGAATGGACACCTCTTAATGGTGCTGTTGGAGAATTAGCAACTGCGAGTGTGACTTGGCCTATTTCGGGCGCAATCACAAAATCAACATCTTAAATCAATTAGGGGGAAACAAATGGATGGCTTAAAAATCCGTGTTCGCACTACCGATGGAACCGATGCGACTTATTCGCTTCGACCAAGAGTGATTGTGGAGTTTGAGCAGAAGTATCAAAAGGGCTTAGCAAAACTTATTGCCGAAGAGCAGAAATTAGAGCATATCTACTTCCTGGCTTGGTCAGCGATGAAGCACAATGGTCGCGTTGTTAAACCTTTTGGCCCTGACTTCTTAGACACTCTTGAAGAAGTGACCTTGGTGACAGACCCTTCTTCCGAATCCACAGAGATAGCCTGACCTATCAAATAGCAGCTCTCTCTGTGGAGTCTGGAATTTCGCCGGTGGCATTACTTGATGCCCCTGACGGAGTGTTGGAAGCAATTTTCGTTTATGTGAAAGAACGAGCAAAGGCGCGAAACAAATGAGATTGACTCAATATACTATGGAACTCCAAGGCATTGACTCAACCATTGCTGCACTTGAGCGTTTCGCGCCTGATCTTAAAAGGGAACTAGACAAAGAAGTCAAAGGTGTAGTTTCCACAATAGTTCAAGAAGCCCGCGATTATCTGCCTTTTGACATTCGACCTTCAGGTTGGGCAAGACAAATGAAATTTTCAGGTTTCATTGGCCCGCTTGAAAAAGGTCAAAGTCAAACCTCATCTTTTGTGACTTATGATGTAGCCAAGGCAAAGGCAGGCATTAAATCTATTTCTCCTACCTCACGGCGAAGCACAACAGGATTTCGCAATGCTTATGGAGTTATTCAGCGCGACAAAGCAGGAGCAATTTTTGAAACCGCAGGTCGTGGAAGTGCTGCATCAAGGGCTAGAACTCGCGCTTCTAATTCAACAAATCCAAGAGCATCAGAACAGTTTATTCAGACAGTGGAAAAATACTATGGTGTCTTGCCTACTGCTCATCACACAGGCAATGACAAAGGTCGAGCTTTGATAAAAGCAACGGACAACAACCGCAAGAACGCACAAGGTAAAATCTTTAGTGCTATCAAAAGCGCGGAGTCCAAGGCTCAAGCACGAATGGATGCAAATTTAAGCAAGAGAGAAGGTTGACAGATGGCAATTTTTGAACGCATTGTCACTGTCTATAATGACAAAGGCTCAAAGCAAGCTCTCAAAGACCTCAATAAATTAGAAAAGAATTTTGCTGATGCTGGCAAGAAGATTGCCAAGTCCATTGGCCTTGCTACGCTAGCCACAGGCGCACTGGCCGTTAAACTTGGCAAGGATGCAGTCCAAGGCGCGATGGAAGATCAAAAGGCGCAGATTTCACTTGCGACCGCTTTGCGAAATACTGTTGGCGCAACCGATGCCCAAATTGCTTCAACTGTCACTTATCTTGATGCCTTAGAATTGCAAGTTGGTATCAACAACAATGAGCTGATTCCAAGCCTTCAGAAGTTGACCCAAGCCACAGGCGACATCGAGCAGGCTCAGGCTTTGCAAGCACTTGCCCTTGATGTTAGCGCAGGCACAGGGAAATCACTTATTGCAGTGACCGATGGCATTGTTCGTGCCATTGGCGGAAATATCGGAGCCTTAAAAAGATTAGGCATTCCACTTGACGAAGCCATTGTCAAAAATAAAGACTTAAACGGCGCTTTGTCAGTTCTTTCTACAACCTTCGGCGGGCAAGCTCTAAATCGAGCAGAAACTTTTGAATTTCAAATTGAGCGCCTTCGCTTACAATTTGACCAAACCCTTGACACTTTGGGTTATGCCTTAATCCCTGTTTTACAAGAACTCGCCGAAGTTTTCCGCGCAGATGTTTTGCCTGTATTTGAGCAATTCATTGCTGACAACAAAGATCAGATTGCAGATACCTTGCGCGATGTAGCACAGTTCTCAATCAATGCCGCCAAAGGTCTTGCTTCAATGTTCAAGACCATCTCGGATAACCTCACAACTTTCAAAGCCTTTGGCGCTTTACTTGTCGGCATCTTTGTTGGAAATGCTGTCTATAACGGGGTCAAAGCTCTCATCGGCATAATTACTCTGCTAACAGGAGCATTCACAAAGCAGGCGGTCGCAGGCACGGCCGCAGGCACGGCCACCGCTTTCGCAACAGGCGGAGCCTCAGCAATAGCAGCAGCCGCAGGAATTGCAGCCTTTACAACAGCAGCAGGCCTTGCCTTTATTGCAATGAACAAAATGACAGAGGGCCTAAACGAAAACACTGTTGCCCTTGAAAAGCAGACAGGCGTTGTTGCTAGCCACTTAAAAGACCTTGACAGACTTGCAAAATTGACTGCCAATGCCAACTTGAAGAATCTCAAGAATGTTCAAATCACCACAAACTTAAACAAAAAGACCGCCGAGCAAATAAAACTTGAGAAGGCTCTTGCGGCTTTGAAGAAGTTGGGCGTTGCTCCAACAAATGAGAAAGACCCAATTCAACTTGAGGCTGCTCGTCTAAATCTTCTCAAGCAATCAAACTTAGAAGAAGCAGCAAGAGTCAATGCGCTGATTGCGAATATGGAAGCGCAGATGAAGCTCAATGAGGCTGCGCAGCGTTATACCGATTTGTTGCAAGTTCTCTCTGATGCAGTAATCAGCGATGAAGAAGTTTCGGTTCTTGCTCAAAAATGGAACATTACAAAGGGCGAAGTTCTTGAATATATCGCCCGAATCTATGCTGCCAACTCAACAGACCTAAATGACGGCCCAATTGTCAACCTGCTAATGAAGTGGGGTCTGACAAAAGAAGAAGCCGAGAAGTATGTAGATTTCACCCGCGCCCTCAAAGATGAAAAGATTGACGACTCAGAAATTGAGAAGTTGATGGGTAAATGGGGAATGACCCGCGCTGAAGTTCTTGCTTATGGCAAAACAGTTCAAGATGGAACTGCGCTACAAGCCGCACTCTCCAAGGGTTGGTCTTTGCCAGGAGATGAAGCTGCTCAATCTTGGCGTAATGCCCTCGCAGCCTTAAATGCCTACCTTGCTGCACTTGGAGCGCCTCGCGTAGCTGGTGCCACCGGCGGTGCAGGCGGAGGCGGCGGAGGTGGCGGCGGTGGCGGTGGCGGTGGCGGTGGCGGCGGTGGTGGCGGCGGCGGTGGCTTTGTTGCAAATCCTTTCAATCCTGCTTCCGCAGCAGTTTCAATAAGTAAAATTGAAGAACAAATTGACACACTGACATCACTTAGAGATGCAACAGAAAAAGGCACCGCAATTAGTGTTTTACTAAAAGAACACATCGATACCTTGACTGATTCTATTAGCACATCAGGGCTTGGCGCTCTTAGCGATGAGCGAGCAAGAATGCAAGCAATGGGGATGTTTGATGGCCCTGGCATCAGCGCAGGTTCGACTTTTGACCCTGGCTCTTTCCGTATGGCAGAAAATGCAGGAATGACTGTCAATGTCACTGTTGAAGGCAATGTTCAAACAGAGGCAGATTTGGCTAATGCCATCCGTCAGCGAATCTTGTTAGAACAACAAAGCGGTAATCCAATTCTCTTTGTTGGCGGTCTGTAATGCCAGGCACACCCGTTCTTGGAGTCAGCATTGACTTCGCAAATGGCCCTGCCTTTGGAAACCCGCTTCTACTTGATGATCCTTCAACGCCCCTTGGCGTGGGCATCTTGGCAGATGCACCGGCAGATGTCGTTGATGTAAGTGACATCGCCCTTCGCGTTTCCATCCGCCGAGGCCGAAATCGAGTTCTTAATAGCTTTGAAGCAGGCACCGCCAGTGTCGTCTTAGAAGACGAGAATGGTGACTATAACCCTCAGAATGTTTCGGGGCCTTACTATGGCAAACTCTTGCCCCTTCGCAAGATTCGCATTTGGGCAGATTATGATGATGGCTCAGGTGTTGACCGCTACTATCTCTATTCAGGCTACATCACAAGTTTTGACAATACATTCAGGCTTGGCAATGATGAAGTTTCAACTGTGACTTTTCAATGTGTCGATGCTTTTCGTCTTTTACAAAATGTCAACATCACGACTGTTGCGGGTTCATCCGCCGGTCAAACCACGGGGGCGCGCATTGAGAACTTGCTCGATATTGCAAGTTTCCCTGTAAGTCAAAGACTGATTGATGTAGGCGATACGCTAGTGCAAGCCGACCCTGGCACAAATCGCACCTTGCTTGGAGCCTGTCAGACAATAGAGCAAAGCGAACTTGGTGGCTTCTTTATTGATGACGAAGGCAACGCAGTATTTCTATCAAGAACCACAGTTTCAGAAAAGGCTGATGAAACGCCTTTATTGTTCAATGATGATGGCATAAATATCTCCTATCAAAGCATTGACTTTGCCTACGATGACACACAGATTTTCAACGATATAACTGTCACCCGCCTTGGCGGAGTTGCCCAAAATGTTCAATCAACTAGCTCGATAGAAACATTCTTCATTCACTCAGGATCGCGCTCTGACCTTCTAATGCAGACCGATGCCGAGGCCTTAGACCAAGCTTCAATGCTTCTAAATGCCCGCGAAAATGCCCTGCTTCGCATTGATTCCATTGGCTTAAATCTTATGGATTCGACTGCCTCAAATCGCATTGTGGCAGGCCTTGAATCAGATTTGTTCACCCTGATAAATGTCACCAAGACAGGTCAGGCATCCTCAACCTTTACCCTTGAGTTATTCGTTCAAGGTATTCAGCACGACATCACGCCGAACACTTGGACAACACGCTTCCTCACCGCAGAGCCTATAATTCAGGCATTCATCTTGGATTCCACAATCCAAGGTCTGCTTGATGGAACTGTGGGAGTTCTTTCATACTAAGGAGAAGAAATGGCTAAACAAACCTTCACGACCGGTCAGGTCTTGACGGCTGCGCAAATGACATCATTGCAACAGACTGCAATGCTTGGTGGCGATGCAAGTGCAAAGGTTGCCTCTTATGTTCTAGTGGCTGCCGATGCCGGCACTGCTATCTCAATGAGCAATGGCAGCGCAACAACAATCACTGTGAATACAGGATTGTTTGCAGCAGGTGACATTGTCACAATAATCAATTTAGGCGCAGGCGTTTGCACAATTACCGCAGGCACCGCAACTGTCACAACATCAGGATCACTTGCTCTTGCTCAAAATCAAGGTGGCGTTCTTCGCTTCACTAGCGCAAGCGCAGCTATCTTCTTCCAATTCGCAACACCTGCTTCGGGCGACATCGAAGGTGTCACCGCAGGAACAGGAATCTCAGGTGGCGGAACTTCGGGAACTGTCACAATCACTAACTCGATGGCCACGGAGATAACAGCCAAAGGTGACCTAATTGTAGGCACAGGCAACGCGACCTTCGATAACCTCCCCGTTGGAACCAACGGCTTCACACTTGTAGCGGATAGTTCGGAAACGACAGGTCTTAAGTGGGCTGCTCCTGCTAGTGGTGGTAGTTTTGTCGGCTGTTCTGTATATGCGACAAGCACAACAAGTTTAACATCTGGAACGCAAACGGCTGTTGTGTATAACGCTGAGCATTTTGATACAGATGCAATTCACGACAATTCAACAAATAACACGCGTTTTACAATTCCATCAGGCAAAGGTGGAAAATGGAGCTTTACCTTTAGGACTTACTTTTCACCTAACTCATCAGGCACGCGGTATTTATTGCCGCGTAAAAATGGAACAAACATTAAAGCGATGGAAGCAGGCGCAAAAGCAACAGGGGCTCAAACAGAGGAAATTAATTTTATTCTTGATTTAGTTGCTGGAGATTATATTGAAAACTTTGTTTTGCAGACTAGCGGCAGCACTTTAACGGCTCAACAAGACGAAGTTTACACCGAAGCCAGCTGCATTTATTTAGGAGCATAAAAAATGAACTTGTATGAGCAAATTATTGCGGCTTATCCAGAATTAACACCTAACGATTTTGCGCCGCACGGTGTTATTAATTTAAGAGATGATTCTGATGGAGTTGGGGCTTATATTGAGAAATGGGATTATGAGCAGCCAATACCTGATGGGCTCACATTGGGCAAGCCCTTAGCATAATCTTGAGGGATTGTGCTAAGAACCAATAAGAGCAACTATTTGTTCTTCAGTAAAGCCTAATTCTTGCATTTTAATTATACCTTGCTCTCTACTTAAAGCATAGATTTCTTGTGCGGTTGGGCCTGCTAGGTGTGCTTCAATAGCCGCTTCAATTTGTGCTTCAGTATAATTAGCGCCATCGGCGGCTTTAATGATTTTATTTTCTGGATCATTAAAATCTGCAATAAGACCTTGACTACCTAATTCTTGGTCAAGTTGCACTAGGTTAATTTTTTTATTTGTAATTGCCATTTTTTCTCCTATGAGCCTAAATCTATGACTATGATTTGACGATGAATGAAATGAGCATTTGCTGAAGTTGTTGTTTTATATTTCATTGTAAAAGTATTTGAACCTGCTGTTACAGTTCTAACGCTTGCAACGCTCGCGGCAGATGCGTTAAATGCAGCGTTTATCATCCTAGTATTGACAGAAAAATCATCAGAAGCGGCACTAGTGGTTGCACCACTTATAGCATAACTTGCATAAGCATATTTATCAGTTAAATCTGCATAATGTTGGCATCCGATAATGACTAAAACTTTAGTTCCAGTTGTTAAAGTAACGGCAGGGCCAGCAGTTGTTAAATCTGTATAAGATGTAGAAGTTGTGTCTTGGTCAGTCTCAACTCTTGCTGCTGCTGAGGTTATTGACCCACCAGCAGCGCCCCACTCAGGAGCTGTTGCACCAGAATTAACTTTGAGGACTTGTCCTGCTGTTCCAATGCCTAGTCTTGCTACTGTATCAGCAGCAGTTCCATAGATTAAATCGCCAGCAGTAGTCACCACATCGGCTACAGGATCAACTGCCCATTTTAAGCCTGTCGGTGAAACTGAACTATCCGCTACAAACTTCGGCACAATCTCAGAGGATTGTGCTTAGCCTATCAAAGCCTTGATCTCAAATTCAGTTAAACCTAAAGCCTGCAATTTTATTTGTGCAGAATTTTTTGCTGCCTGCCTTTGTTCTTGTTTGGTGTCAAATAAAATTTTTTGATTTTGAACTTCTTGTTCAACTTCTTCTAAAGTAGGAGGTTCTCCTTCTAATTTGAACCATTGAATACTAAGGTAATCTTCGCCATAAAATGTAAATTCACTATTAGGTTTGAGGCTAGAAATTGCTTGACTTAAAAAAACTGCGTTTCTCATACAACCTCCATTGCAATAATGTAGGCATAATCGCCCCAAGTTTGGCTTTCACTATTTGTTCCGCTCAAAACTCTTCCTTGTATTTTGTAAGTTGTTGCTGATGTAGTTGCAGGAGAGTCGTAAATAAGAAATCCTTGATAACCTCCGTCATATACCTCTCCATCGTCTCCAATATGATAGGCAGAGGAAGTTGTTAAAACAGTTGCACCTCTAAGAATTCGATACTCTGTTTGCGCCCTATCGGTAGGAGAAGCAGCAATCCCAACATCAGCACCCATCATAATAACAATTTTATTTGATGCACTTGATGGTGTGATTGTCACTGACAAACCTGTAACATCAGTAAAACTGGTCGAAGTTATAGTTTGGCTGGTGGTGTTGTTTGAACTTACTACTTGTAAAACCGCGCCACCACCAGGCGCAGCCCACTTGAGGCCAGTAGGCGAAACGGTGGAATCCGCTACGATGCTTCAGCTTGGCAAGGGGATTGTTCTAGGCTCGGCACAATCGTGTGCGATTGTGGTTGACACCATAGGGTAGCCTTCGGGTATGGAACTTATAGAGATGGAAGCCATCAAGGAAAAACTCCTTGCTCGGTATCAAATGCAGGGCTTTTCAATGGCTCTGTTTCGCAATGATTACAACCTCCTAGTAAGAATGGGGGTTCATCCTCAAATCGCAACTGTTGAGGACATAATGGCAGCCGTGATGGTGCCAAAGGCCGTTTCAACAAAAGGCACTTACGCAGCTCGCTTCCGATCCTTATTCAAGACCCTGAACAAAATGGGTGTCATTTCTAACAACTGTTATCTTGACCTTCCACCTGTTCGCAAATCTCGCGGGCTACCGCACCCACTAACGCCAAATGAAGCAAGGCTTGTGATGAGCGAAGCCAAGCAACCAATGCGCGATTGGTTCATCATCGGATGCTCGGCAGGACTTAGGGCGATGGAAGTTGCCAACCTCAAAGGCATTGATTTAGAGCAAAGAGATGATGGCTACATTCTAAGAATTGCAGGCAAAGGCGGAACTGACTTGTCGGTTCCTGTGGCCCAAAAGGTGGCAGAGGTAATTCTTTCCTATAAAACCCAAGGTCGTCTGTGGAATGTGACAAGCAATTGCCTTTCCAAGATGACGAGCGCAGAGATGAAGCGCCTAAACATTGAGGTCAAAACCTTCCACGCTTGTCGCCATTACTTTGCAACCAATATGCTTGAGAAATCAGGCGGTGACCTTTTGGCAGTGCGCGACTTAATGCGCCACTCGTCAGTTGCCACGACTCAGGTTTACACTCAGCTCGCTTCGGGGAGAACTAGGTCACTCGTCAACCTCTTATGATTTACGAATGTGAAGACATCACTCGCACCATTGATGACCACATAGACGAATTCGAAAACATTGGGGTCTTACTGAAGGAGAAAAATGGCTTCAAGCAAGCAACTCACTGTCAATTCAACTGCTCAAATTCTAGTTGAGAGCTATGGCGAAAATCGTCTTGTCAGATTGCACAACGATGCTTCACATCCTTGCTTTCTAGGTGGAAGTAATGTTAGCTCTACCAATGGATTTAAGTTTGACAAAAACACGACCATTGATTTGAATGTTCCGCCTAAAAGCGTGATTTATGCGGCGACAGAATCACCAAACACGACCACAGTTTCCGTTCTTTACTTGGTGCCATAAGATGAATCCAACCGATTGGGCAGGCTTTATTGTCGCCATTCTTAGCATCCTTGGCTCAACTGCCCTTGGAGTAAAGTGGCTCGTCAAGCACTACTTAAATGAACTCAAGCCAAATGGTGGAAGTTCGATAAAGGACAAAGTTGCCGTCTTAGAGGATAAGGTTGACTTCCTGACCGACATCGTGAAAGAAGCTCTGCTGAAATAATGTGTTCGCAACTTGATAAGTTCCTAGAAGTGGCAGCAGGCGAAGTTGGCTACATTGAAGGCCCTGCCGACAATGAAACAAAGTATCAAAAGGCGAATCAGCCTTGGTGCGGTGCCTTCGTCAATTGGTGTGCCAAGCAAGTTGGCTTAAAGATTCCTGATTGCACCTACACACCGGCAGGGGCAAAGGCGTTCGCCGAGGCAAAGCGTTGGCAATTAGTTGCCGAGGCCACGCCGCTTCCTGGTGACCTTGCTTTCTTTGACTTTCCTGCCGATGGCATTGACCGCATCTCCCACATCGGTATCGTTGAAGAGGTCAAAGCCAATGGCACTGTCATCGTCATCGAAGGCAACACTTCACCTGATGTCAAAGGCAATCAACGCAATGGTGGTCAGGTATGTCGTAAGATTCGCGCTTACAAAGTTAAAAATCGGGGGA